AACTAAACCTAAGCTCGGAAAGGGGTATAAGAAATTTGAACAAAGTAAAAAACAATTAGCTAATAAGTTGAGTGCTAAAAAATGAAAAACAATACATTAGAGTTTATTAAAAAACACATGCCTTTTACTCCACACAAATATCAAAGGGAATTATTAGAAAAAATTATGGAAGGAGAGCCGATAGAAATATTACATCCATATCCAAGAGTCAGAGGATTTATATTTGGGAAGTTTAATCAGGATTTAAAACAAAGAGCAAAGCATAAAAAAATCACCACGATTTATTTTGATGAATATACTCCCCAATTAGCACAAGCGGAAAGTAATAAATCTAACAGTAAATTAAGCTAAAGCGGTATACTGTATGCAGGTGAATCAAACACAAAAAATCGATGTCCTGATTGAAGAAGCTTCACAGCTCCCGAACTCAAAGGCAAAGAACAAAATGATTTCGAAGCTGGAAGAAGCTCGGCTCTGGAGTAAAGAGCTTCCAGTCTCTCCGGCAGAAGAAATCTCCCAAGACTGCATTTGTCCCAAAGGGGCAATCGACGCTGAGTGTCCAGTTCACACATGAGAGCAGAAAGATCCACTGACTTTTTGCTCTTCCGCTATTTATCAAAAACTAAAAACAGAAAGGAGTACTTTATGGCGGGTACTAAATCAGGAGGCTTGCGAGCCGCTAACACAAACAAAACTAAATACGGCAGGGATTTCTATGCCAAGATCGGAGCTAAAGGAGGCCGGAAAAGCCGGACTGGTGGCTTCTATGCCAACCCAGAATTAGCTTCAAGGGCCGGGAAAATCGGCGGAAGAGTTAGCAGGCGTAGCAAGGAACTTGCTAGAATATAATCACTGACTCCGGTTAGTGATGGTAGGGAAGGAGCTGTTGAAATAGACAGCTCTTTTCTTTATGCTTATGTCAAATGGAGTCTCAACAAATTTCGACACCGACTGAAAATCAGACATCTTCTCAAATTCAGCCTGTGGAAAAGCCATTGTCCGATGCACAACTGGAATATATCGACTTCTGTTCGATACAAGGACTAGTAACTTTAGAGGATGGATCAACCAGAATCATGACTGCAACTGAGTTCGCTAAAAGGCATGGAGTAGATCGGACCACGTTGTATTATTGGCAGAAATCGATCCCGAATTTCTGGATGAAAGTTCAGGACCGCAGAAAGGAACTCGGCTCCAATACTCGGATTATGAAAGTCTATAACGGACTGTATCTGAAGGCGGCGATGGGAGATTCCAAAGCCGCCGCTTTATGGCTGGCAAATCATGATCCAGATTTTCGAATGCCGACTCAGAAGCTCGAGCATGGTATTGATGGAGGCTTGGCCGACATGCTGAATGTGGCTCGGGAAAGGAAACAAAAGCAGTCCCAAATTCTTGAAGGTGAAGTTATAGATGGCAAAACAGATAACCCTTGAAGAAGCCGAAGAGATCAGGGACACATATCGTCCCATCCCTCACATGTTCGCTAAGGATGTGCTGGGTTGCCGGCTATGGAGCATGCAGGAAGAGATCATGCAGTCCGTTTTCGCTAACAAGACTACAGCGGTCAAGACTTGCAATGCTGTCGGCAAAAGCTATGTAGCGGCTCGGATCATCCTGACATTTTTGACTCTTTATGAAGGCTCCGTTGTGGTAACTACAGCCCCGACTTGGCGCCAAGTAACAGATGTACTTTGGCGGGAGATAGCCACAGCAGTCAAGCGGTCTAAGTATCAGCTAACTAAAAATGAAGTCAGACAGGCCGGACTTGATATAGCCAAAGATTGGTATGCAGTCGGGCTGTCCACGAAGTATCCTGAAAACTTCTTCGGCTATCATGCTGATCATATCCTAGTCGTAGTCGATGAGGCCGGGGGAGTCCCCGAGCCGATATTCAAAGGTGTTAAAGCTATCACGCCGAACGTCAATGCTCGGATTTTATATATCGGAAACCCCACGACACCGGGCGGGACTTTCCAGCAGGCATTCGATAATCCTCGAATCAAGAACTACACCATCTCGGCTTTCGATTCCCCGAACTTCATCCAAGTCGGGATCAGGAACATAGAAGATTTAGTCAGGGTGTTCACTCCGCCCGAAGGAGTAGAGCCACTGGATCATAAACCTTTCCCCGATGATTTCGAATGGGAATTCCCACAGCTAATATCTCCAGAAGTAGTCTATGAGAGATATCTTGAGTGGGGAACTGACAGTCCGGCTTGGGAAAGTCTGGTCATGGGTCAGTTCCCTTCCCAAGCTGAACAATCCTTGATTCCACTCGATTTAGTAATACAGGCTATGAACAATTATGGAGTCGATGAAGAATCTGGAAAGACTTATGCGGAGCTATCGGGCTGGAATATTCCCAATGGTGAAATCGAATATGGGCTGGACATGGCTCGATTCGGCATCGATAAGACTGTGCTTACTCCGAGACATGGGGGCTGGGTGGAAAAACAGGTGTCATGGGGTAAAGTCGATACGACTGATTCCGCTGACAGAGTGATTAAGATAATTGATCCTCACAAGAGGGAGTTCATCAAGATAGATGACACTGGAAACGGCGGCGGGACTACCGATACTCTTAGGCATCGGAAGAAAGAGAGAGCTTTGGTCGGGAAAGCCCCCTTCAATTATGTGATAGTCCCTTATAACTTCAGCTCCAAAGAGAACATGCTTAAACCCGACAAGTATCATGACATCACCTCTGAACTTTATTGGAATCTGCGGTCTTGGTTCCTGTCCAAAGCTATCGCTATCCCTTATGACAAAGAGCTGTTCAATGAACTTGTCAGCCGAAGATGGAGCATTACTCCGGCTGGTAAAATCAAAGTCGAGAGCAAGGATGAATATAAAGCTCGGACTGGTGGGAAATCACCTGACAAATCCGACTCACTGGCACTCGCATTCGCTGAGAGAAAATCAGGATCATGGAATAAACAGACTGACACAGACAAGAAGAAAGAGATCAGCCAAGAAAGGATTGCCCCGATAACCAGCGGATTAAGCTCAAGATATTAAAATTGCAAAAAGCAAATGTTTAAAACATAATGTTGGAAAAGGCTTAAGTTTAAAAAACACATGGACAACACAACACCTACAACAAAAAATTTAGGAAAGTCGATTGGTGCCAGCGGAACTAAAATCTTCAAAGGCATCATCACCCAAGAAGAATACAACTCGACATTAACAGGATCTAGGGCGCTTCGAACTTATGACATTATGCGCCGATCTGATTCGACTGTTCGCTCGATGCTCCTTGTCTGCAAGCTCCCGATCATGTCAGCGATATGGGATGTCGAGCCAGCAGATCCCGAAGATGAAAATGATATCTATGTTGCCAACTTCGTGAAGAGTGAACTGTTTAAAAAGAACATTAACTGGACTAACTTCCTTCGGGAAGGTCTGTCCTGTCTGGACTTTGGCTATTCCGTTGCCGAAAAGACTTATGAGCTGACCCAGTTCGAAGGAAAAGACAGGATCGGGATTAAAAGTCTGGGCTATCGGAAGCAGACTACAATCTGGAGTTGGGAAATGGAAGATGGACAGCCTGGCATCACCCAGCTCCTACTCGATAAGAAGGCCAATATCCCGCTTCCTAAATTGATTATCTTCACCAATGACAAAGAGGGTGACAACCATGAGGGTATATCAATTCTGAGATATGCCTATAAGAACTGGGACATGAAGGACAAGCTCGATCTGATAAATGCTATCGCTCTGGAAAAACAAGGGGTCGGCATCCCGATACTTGAAGTTCCCGATGATGCCGATCAGTCCGATGTCGATGAAGCTGAAGAATCCATCCGAAAGATGCGGGCAAACGAAGAAGCCTACATAAAAATCCCTAAAGGCTGGTCTGCTTCGATGATGGACATGAAGGGAAATACAACAAAAGAGATTATCCCCACAATCCACTATCATGACAGACAGATTGTCCGATCAGTATTGGCACAGTTCCTAGAACTCGGAAGCTCGGATGGCTCAGGCTCCCGATCACTTTCCGAGGACCACTCCAAATTATTTATTCAATCGCTTGAGGCAGTAGCAAGGCAGATCCAAGCCACAGTCCAAGAGCAACTGATAAAACAGCTCTGTGATCTTAACTTTAGTGATCTTCCCAATGGCTATCCGAAGCTTAACTACTCGAAAATCGGCGATGACAATATAACTCTGATGTCCGATGCCCTTCTCAAATTGGCACAGGCCGGAATGATAACGGCTGATGTCGAGACAGAGAACTATATGCGAAGGATGCTCAATCTGCCTGAAGTTTCAGAAGAACAAAATGAAGGAGACGATAAAGATGGGAAAACTACGATCGATAAAAAGACTGAGAAAGAAGCCGAAGAAAATCTGGAGAAAGATAAAAAGACTGAGGCGGCTCTCAGGGATATAAAACGGAATCGAAAAGTTCTAATCGATGCTCTGAGGTAGCCATGGACAAATTCGAGGCTATCGAAGATGAAATCGAACAGGCAGATATCTTAATCAAGGCGGCTGAAAAGTGGTCACCACAGTATAAGAAAGATCCCAAGTCCCAGGCTAAGCTGATCCGCTTCGAAGCCAAGCTTGAGAGAATTCTTCGAAAATACTTTAGGGATTTATCAGAGAGAGTTCCCGCTTATGTGAACTGGTCGGCTTATGCCGGATTCGTCCAGGCTTTCGATGTTGATGTGCTGATTGATGATGAAGATCTCGACTATGAGGATGGACTGGTGTTCAATCTGCTTTATGATGACTATGCCAAAGGGATAGCCATCGGGGCTGATGCAGGGGAAGTTATTTATAAGCGTCCTATCGGGATATCCGAGACTTCGGCCGCCGTCCAAAGAGCCGCCCGAGAGCAAGTCGCTATGCTTGTGGGAAAGAAAGTGGATAAGTCGGGCCGTGTTGTGGATAACCCCCGAGCCGACTACCAGATCTCCAATAAGACAAGGCAGGATATTCGGGAATCGATTAACACTTCCTTATCACTCGGGGAAACTATCGAATCAGCCAAAATAAGGTTGTCGAAAACAATCAACAATCCAAAGCGAGCTGAGATAATCGCCCAGACTGAATCGGTTAATGCTTATCAGATCGGACTCAAGACTTTCGGTGAAGAATCGGGAGCTGTCGGAAAAGAGTGGCTCAGTCTGAATGATGATGATGAATGTGGTGACAATGCCAATGCAGGAATCATCGATTTGAATGATTCATTTCCCAGCGGAGACAAAGAGCCAGCCGCACACCCCCGCTGTAGGTGTTCGCTGAGGCTTGTTTACCCCGAAGAGATAAACCAGTGAGTCTTATTGCTGTAAAAAAATTCACAATATTATTTGACAAATCATAACCGCTTTCGGCAATATTAGTACTATGCAACCAAAAGTGGCCGAACGTCCCACGGCCAGTAAAACAAAAAACAGCCCAATAGCTGTCCACAACACAGCCATTGAGATGAATGCGGCCCGAACACTACGCCCGATCCTAGCTGATAAGGATGGTGAACTTCCGACTCGGATAATGATCATGAAGGCTGGGACTTGGGCTGATTCAGTTAAGGGCAACCTGATCATCTCAACTGAAGATCTCAAGGAGATGGTCGAGAACTTCAATCGTGGATTGGGCCAAGCCGGAGAGGGAATCGGGCTTCCGATAGACTTCTCACACAATGACTGGGCGGAAGCCGCCGGATGGATCCAAGGTCTTGTTGTAGAAGGTGATACGCTTTACGCCGACCCTGTCAGTTGGACATCCAAAGGAGAAGAAGCTTTGCGAGGCGGACTGTATAAATGTTTCAGTCCGGCATTCTATCCTTCCTGTTTAGGTGAATGGCACGACCCCGAGAATTGGGAGCGAACAGCTCGGAATGTTCTCGAAGGCGGCGCCCTTACCAACATACCGTTTTTTAAGGATCTATCCCCCATCATGGCTTCAACTTCCCATAATCAGGGAAATGAAGATAAAAATACGCTTTATATTAATGCTAGTAACGAAAAGGAGAATCACATGGATCTAGCAGAAGTACGGGCTAAGGAGAACGACTCTCTCTCAGAAGATGAGCGTAATTTCTTAACCGAAAATAAAGGTCAGCTAACCCCTGAAGAGTTAGCAAAATTCGGATTCGAGGCTCCAAAAGCCGAAGAGGAAGAGCAAGAAGAAGAGCAGGAGCAGGAAGAGGTCGAAACTCCTGAAGCTCAAGCTGTTTTAGCCGCCATCAAAAGCGGTGAGAAAGTTCTGGTGGAAGCCAGTACGATTAAGAGCCTACAGGCAACAGCTAAAAAGTACGAGACAGAAAAAGCGGAAGCTGAAGTCCAGAAGCACATTGCGAGAGGTGCTATCAAAGCAGATCAGAAAGATGCATGGACTAAAAAAGTGATGGCCGACAATAGCACTCTGGAATTACTCCAGAATCTTCCCGACAATCAGGTGCTTGCATCTGAGATTGGTGCCAGTACCAAGACCGCCGATGCCACAAGTCCGACAGCACAGATCGAAAATTTGGCAAATGCCCGAGTGGAAGCGGCTCGAAAAGAAAATCGAACGCTTGACTTCGGTACTGCCGTTTCCCAGGTCATGAAAGAAAATCCAGAATTGGCAAAACAATATCAAAGTGAATCAGCAGGAAAGGAACAGTAGAGATGGCACAACATAATGA